CTCTGGAGATTGTGACCAGGCTGGCGAGCCCGCAGGCGCAGGCAGACGTGCTCGACCGCATCCTCGGGAAGCCGAAGAACGCGCCGCAAGACCTGAACCTGAATGTGTCAGTCGATGTGGCGGATGTGTTGAAACAGCGGTTTCTGAAGCGAAAGCAGGGGAAATGAGCACTGAGAACGGCAAGCATATTCCCACGCGTGCCGAGTTCCTAGAAGGTGAACTCATTAGGCAAGTTGAATCCAAGTTGGACCCTGACGGGACAGAATGGACGCTTCTCCTGCTAGACAGCGGTCGTCAGGTGCTCATCCGTGAGGATTGCGGATGGGTGATGGTTGATGCTGAAGTGCATTAGATGCCTGACATCGCCCGCCTGAGTCCAGCTAACGAACTCGCCCTCGCCGAATGGGCGCGAGACTGCGCCGATGACCCGTTGCGCTTCGTGCTCGAAGGTTGGCCCTGGGGCGAGCCAGGACCGCTCCAGAACTATCCAGAGCCCGATACATGGCAGCTAGCCTTCCTCGAGGAACTCGGCCGCCAGGTGCGCGCTAATGCGTTCGACGGGCAGCATGCCGTCCGGCCTATTCGCATGGCCGTCTCGAGTGGGCACGGTATCGGGAAGTCCGTCATGGCCGCGATGCTGGCCACGTGGATTATGTCGACGCGGCCGCACTGTCAAGGGACCATTACCGCGAATACCTTTACGCAGCTTGAGCGCAAGACGTGGGCGACCCTCCAGAAGTGGCTCCCGTGGTGCATCACGGCGCCGTGGTTCGAAATCACGGGAAATTTAATGTATCACCGGGACCATAAAGCGTCCTGGTTCTGTTCGCCACAGAGCTGCCGAGAAGAGAACTCGGAATCGTTCGCCGGGCAGCATGCCGCGGACTCGACCAGTTTCTATATCGACGACGAAGATTCTGCGGTGCCTGACAAGATCCACGAAGTGGAAGAAGGCGGTCTGACCGATGGCGAAGCGATGCAGTTCCTCTTCGGCAATCCAACGCGCACGAATGGGAGTTTCCACTCGGCGTGCTTCGGGGCTCAGCGCAGCCGGTATACCGTTACAGTGGTTGATTCGCGCACCTCACGATTCACGAACAAAGCGCAGATTGAAGAGTGGCTTGAGGACTATGGCGAAGACTCAGATTTCTTCCGGGTGCGGGTTAGAGGTTTGCCCCCGAACGCCGCGGAGTTGCAATACATTGACGCGGAGCGTGTTCGTGCAGCTCAGACTCGAAGCGTGGTCGAATTATTGGATACTCCCTTGGTTGCCGGCTGTGATTTGGCGTGGGGAGGCGCCGACGATAACGTCATTCGGTTTCGCCGCGGCATGGATGCTCGCTCAATACCTCCCATCAGAATCAAGGGAGAATTTACACGTGACCCTTCGGTCCTCACCGCCAAACTGGCTCAGGTTCTGACCTCGTCCTATAGCGGCCGCAAGGTCACAATGCTGTTCCTGGACAGTGCCGGTATCGCCGGGCCCATCGCGGAACGCCTCCGGCAGCAAGGGCACCGAAACCTGCAGGAAGTGAACTTCGGCGCCGACTCGCCGGACCCGAAATACCGCTATATGCGGGACTTCATGTGGGGCGAGATGAAGCAGTGGCTGCTGACTGGAGCCATTGAGAAGTCGCAAGATCTCGAAGTCGACCTGACCTCGCCAGGCACGCGGCCGAATGCGCGGCAGTTGGTCTGGCTGGAGTCGAAGCAGGACATGAAGAAGCGCGGGGTGGATTCGCCGGATGATGGGGATGCGCTGGCGCTGACGTTTGCCTCGCCGGTGTCAACGGGGAATGAGTTGCCAGACTTCGGCCGCATGCCGGAGATGCACTGGTCGGCGCTGTGATCGAGGGGAGCCGCACTCCGCAGTGGCTGATTGACAGAACGCGTCAAATCCTTGACAATCGCAGCGCCATGTTCAGCCCGAAGGAACGGCGCCGCATTGAGGACAAAGCCATTGAGCAGGCCGTGCGCGAAGCCGAGACGTGGGGCGTCGAACTCGAGCCGCTGTTGCCGGTGGCCGATACGCGCTGGCCGTTCGCGCTGTCGGACGAGGATCGCGTGTTCCTGAAGATTCAGCGCATTGATCCGGCATGACTCGACGCGACTGGCTCCGATTGCTTCTCGCTGCGCCTGTCGCAGCCACGATAGATTTCGAGAAACTCTTGTGGCAGCCACGACCCTTGATTGTGGTGCCTGCGCGTTACGGTCTGTTTAATCCAAAGGCTGACATCGCTCGCATGTATGCGGAAGGCACTGGAATCTCAATGCGATTGGTCCAAAACTGGAATGCTGACGCTGACCAGTTCGTGAATCGCTTCGATGTTGAAATGCTCTTACCATCATTGATGATGCGGGTGTCGGGATGATTGACCTCCACTTGACGCCCTATTTCACCTTCAAGGGCGATCTCGTCTTTGGCGATGCCGATGGCGACCAGATGCCGCTCGTGCGCATCTCGTTCTATCAGAACTGCGCCACCCTGACGCCGAAAGGCAAAATCGAACTATTCAAGCAGCTCGCGGAACACCTCGCGATGGAACAGCCGCATCTGATCACCGAGTCGTAATGGTGACCTGTTATCGTTGCAAGCAACTGATTACGGATCGTGTCGCACTCAACGGTAAGCAGCCGCCGTATCATGTGAAGTGCATTCCGCCGAATCAGTTTCATACGATGCACAAGAATTGGTGGGTCGCTCCCATCCAATCGGACCCAAGGGGGCAGCGACGGTCCCTCGCGACAGCGAGCACTCTAGCTGCCCTTCCGATTGATACCGATGGATGGAGTGCTCAGAGCAAGACCCCACGCCCAACGTCTGATATGACGCCGTTTCAATTCACGGCGCTCGCGTTAGCTTATGCGCGCGACATGAACCGCTGATGGCGCCTCCCGTCGACCTCGAAGAAGACACCGGCCGCAAGACGCGTAAGTTCGTGCCTGATGCCGACTCTCGCAAGCCAGACGACGTGGCCGACCTCAAGAAGCGCCATGCGAAAGCCCTCGACTATTTCAAAGCCTCAGCGACCTACTTTGCCAAGCAGCGCGAACGCGAGATGCAAGACCTCAAGTTCGTCGAGTGGGACGAGCAGTTTGATCCGACCGTGAAGACGCAGCGAGCCGGCAACCAAGCGGTCAACGGCCTGCCTCCGACCCCTCCGAAGCCTACGATTGTCATCAATCAACTCATCGGCCCAGGCGACCAGCTCGCCAATACTCGGCGGAATGCACGGCTGTCGCTGACGTTCGCGCCGAAGGGTGGCGGGTCGACGCAGGATGTCGCGGAAGTGTTCGAGGACATCGTTCGAGCCGCGCAAGAGGAAAGCCGGGCCAATATCGCGCGAAATTGGGCGGCCGACCGGGCGGAGAAGGCCGGCATGGGATGGTATCGGATTGATACCGAATATGCCGATGAGGATCCAAACGATGAGGCGTCATTCCGTGACCAGAACCTCTGCTGGCGCCGGATTCTGAATCAGGCGAGCGTCTATCCGGACCAGACCTGCCAAGAGCCAGACTTCAGCGATGGGCGCCGGCTGTATGTCACCGAAGACATTCCGCTGGACCGCTACAAGTCCGAATATCCCGATTCAGACCTGACCGATTACGATGCCGGCGAGCTCACAGCCGTAGGCGATGCGCAGCCAAACTGGGTCTTTCCGACCGATGACAACGGAGAGTCCGGCAAGACCATCCGGATTGCCGAGTATTGGGAAGTGACGGAGCGGACGCGCTACAAGGTGCTGCGCAGCGATAACACGGTCGGCTTCGAGGGTGACGAACTCCCCACAGGCGTCACCGTGCAGAAGGGCATGCGTCGACCGCACGTCGACCGCGTGATCATGTGGTCGAAGATCAACGCCGTCGAATATCTCGAGCCGCCGGTCGAGTGGAACGGGAAGTTTATTCCCATCGTGCCGACTATCGGCAAAGAATCGAATGTGAACGGCGAGCGACGGTGGCAAGGCTATGTCAGGCCAGCGAAAGATGCCGCCACGAGTTACAACGTGATGCGCTCGGCGCAAGTGTCGGCTATTGCGTTGGCCACAAAAGCTCCATACATCGGATTTATGGAGACGATTGAGCCGTATCTGGAATGGTGGAAGCAGTCAGCGGTGCGCGATTTCTTCATTCTGCCCGTTAAGGCAGCGTATGACCGGGCTGGGCAGTTGCTACCATTGCCGCAGCGCACCGTGCAAGAACCGGCGATTCAGGCCATGACCGTCGCGGCACAGTCTGCCAAAGACGATGTGCATACGGTATCAGGTATTCCTCCGGTAGCCCTCGGACAGTTGGACCCACATGACCGTTCAGGCAAAGCGATCCAAGCATTACAAGGGCAAGCCGAAGTCGGATCCAGCGGCTACATGGACAATTTTGTTAATATCACGCTCCACTACGACGGCAAGGTCGTGCGTGACCTGATTCCACGCATCTTCGATCGACCGGGCCGCCTCGTTCCTGCGCTCGGCCTCGATGAGAAGCGCCGGATGGTGATGCTGAACTATCCCTACGTCGAAGGGCCAGATGGTCAGCCGATGAAAGCCCTGCCGAATTGGGAAAAGGGGCAGCCGGTGCCCAAGCAGTTGCCGGGACCGCCGGGACCAGACGGCAAGCCGCAGATGCTGGACGTGATGTATATCGATCTGTCGCAAGGTTCGTTCAGCACGACGCCAACGGTCGGCAAGTCATTCGCCACGAAGCGCGAAGCGGTGAACGATGCGATTCAGAACATCATGAAAGTCGTGCCACCGGAGATGGCCGCGGCGCTGGCGCCGGCGTTCATCGAGTCGCTCGATACGCCGGATGCGCTGAAACTGGCCGATATTGCGAAGAAGTCGCTGCCGCCGCAGTTAGCCGGGGCGTATGACGATGGGCAAGGGCCGAATCCTGAAGTGATGCAGCTCCAGCAGCAGGTGCAGCAGTTGCAGCAGCAGCTTCAGAGCCAGACGGCGGCGAAACAGGCCGAAGCGCAGGCGAAGGGCCAGATCGACCTGCAGAAGACGCAGTTTCAGGAGCAGGCTGAGACACAACGTAGCCAGCAGGCCAACCAGGTCGCGCTCGAGAAAGCCAACATTGCCGCGGCGGCCACGATGTCAGCCTCACAAGCCAAGGTGGATGCCGAGAACTTCCGGTCATATGTCGATGCCTTGGAGAGTAAACTGGCGAAACAACTCGACTTGCATATGAACGTCATTGCGGACCATCTCGGGAAGATGCATGAAGCGGCGACGCAGGGACGCGAGCATGCGCAGGATGCTAATCAGGCGGCACTTGACCGGCAGCATGAGTTGAACATGGCGCAGTTGGGGCACCAGCAGGCGCTTGAGCAGGGGCAGCAGGCAGCAGCATTAGCGCCGACACCGGATCAGGGCAATGCCTGACACCCATCAGGTCTACATGAGTGGCGAGCATGGCCCCTTTCGCTGCGACCATTGCGAGTATTACGCTGCGGCAGATAGTTGCCGGCAGCCGGAGATTATCGCGCTGGCGAAGGATGGCGAGTTTGGCCTCTCAATGCGTGGGAAGTTCGCGAAGGTGGACCCGAACGGGTGCAGCGATTACTTTGAGCCGACGACGTGGAGTGGACGATGATGCACTATGTGAGTCTCGCGGATATCGTGCTGGATTGTATTCAGGCGGCTACCGCGGCTGCCGCGTTCGTGTTCGGCATGGCCGCACTGTTTGGGTAACATGGAGCGCACGATTCCGAATGGTGCGGCGCTGATCATCGCGCGCCTCTTTAGCGCGAAGGGCCTCGACGCCGCGCGGCTGAAGAAGGCCAAGGGCATGGCGAGTCGGCATAAAGTCGATTGGCTGGATGTGGTGATTGCGATGACGCCGGAGCAACGGCAGCAAGTGGAGGCGCTGAATGGCTAAGTTGACCGCGGCGGCGCGTCGAGAGATTCCGAAGGCGAAGTTTGGCGTGCCCTCGAAAGCACCTCATTCTGGTTCATACCCGATGAATGATAAAAAACACGCCATTCTCGCGGAGCAACTATCGGGTGGGAAGTCTGTGCATGCGCAGGTCGTGGCGAAGGCGCATCGGCTCTATCCGGGATTGGGCAAGCCGTTGTCGAAAGTTGGGCGATGATGGAACGACGCTGCGATCTGCACGGTCCCATGACTGGCGAACAGGCTGCGCTGATGGTGCTCGGCGAGTGGAAACCTGAACCAACGAGTTATCTCTGTGATGACTGCAAGGCCCTTGTGTCTCGTTCAGCGCACGCATTGTCCGACGAAATCGATCGACAAGCACTGGCCAAAGCGCTAGAGGCCTGCGATGCCAGCTAAATCTCGCGCCCAACAGCGCCTCATGCAAGCGGCCGAACACGGCGCCACATTCCCGATGGCGAAGAAGCTGCGCGCCTCGATGACGCATGAGCAACTGCATGATTTTGCGGTTGGCAGCGAAAAGGGCAAGCCGCAGCACGTCAAGCATGCGAAACCGTTGTCGAAAGTCGGAAAATACTAGTCAGAATCTTGACACCGCCAATTCATTGACAGATACTGAGTCCGCTTCATGAGTCCAGTCGACACCGAAACACCCGCGGATGCACTCCCGGCGCATGCATCGGATGATTTGTGGACGGCCGATAGCGAACGCCAGCCAGACGCGCTCCAGACCTCCGACCCGGTCCCAGCCAATGAGCCACTAGAGGCAACCCCGGAATTGCCCCTTGAGACGGCGCCAACCGCCGATCGGGACGAATCCGGC